TTCATACCCACGTACTTTCTGTCGTAACAGCCAGTTGATAGTGCGCCTGTCATTGTAGCGAACTTGTCTTGACTGAACTCGTCTGTGATCTTGATGTTAATCACGTGATCGCAAGCAGTGTTGGCACGTTGTGGGTCTTCCTTCCAGAGATGTCTCCACGTGGTTAGGTGCTTGTACAACTTGTGGTACACCTCATGCAGCACAAGAAAGCGTAACTCGGCATCGTTTAGCTGCGCCACGAACTGACGTGAATAGTACTCGTCTTTACCGTTTGTGTACGCAGTTGTTGTTTTCGGATCGTCTGTGATCTGGCGTTTGCCAATCATCAACACCGCAGATAGATACGGTGCGTGACCCATGATTTTGACAACGGCCTTTGACAGCCGCTGCTCCTCAGTCAGATTATTAAGCATTAACATTGTTGCTCTCCATTTCTGTTAGCCATCTGGCTAACTACTCTTTATCCGCAGCAAACATGTAGTTGTTTGCCATTGCCCAATCGGTGAATTTCTTGTTCGTCATCACCATTGCTTGCTTGCTGTACTTCGGTGACCCGACACCATTAGCGAACAAACCCTGTGTCTCGGCATCCAGACGTGGCAAGTAATCCATCCACGCATTGAGCCAATCTTTCTCCAGACTTGCCAGTGTACGATACACGACCATGACTTTCGCTGCCGCACTGTCAGGAACGAGTGCATTCTTCGGATCGTCTTTGATCGATTGCAAGGTAGGTAGCTTGTCGGCTAGTCGCACGAACGCCATCAAATCCATCGCGCCACGATCACCGATGGTACCCATCAGCGCTGCCGTCAGTGTCTTGTCATTCATGTGTGCGCGTCTGTGTAAGATGTTAGACGCCTTATGAAGAGATCTAGGCGTGACGAAATGTTTACGCGATGCTTTCGGATGGAAGATGTACGGATTTTCTTCTGGGTCTTTCACATCTTCGTATGCGGCAAACAACTGCGGATTATCTTTGACCCAACCAAGCAAGGTGTGATCGATACCGTTGTTGATACCCCATTCGATCCACGACATGTGATCGGTCTTGCGTACTTGCACTACAGTCACACGATTGTACTGGTGCGGTAGTAGTATGTCACCGACACCCTCGCTGCCTTTGTTTGTCGTCGCAAAGACAATACTATCTGGATGCAGCTTCTTGCCACACATCTGCCTCTCTTGCATCAGCAAGTTCAGCGCGTTCTTGACCGATGGATTAGCCTTGCCATACTCGTCGATCATTAGGATCACAGGCTTGTCTAGGTGCAAGCCCATCTCCTCGTTAGGCGCGAAACTAACGTAGCCCTTTGTCTCGGCATCTTTGATTACAGGTAGCATCATGTCACCCAAGTCTTTGTTCGTACCGTCAAAGTAAATCGGTACGTGATCGGGGTGACGCTGCGCCAATACGGTTAGCATTGATGACTTGCCGTTACCCATGTCGCCCTGCGCAACCACAGTCACGTCTGTGCCAACCGCTGAGATCAAGTCAGTAGTTTCGTCCAAGTCTAGTGCATACATCATTTGTGCATTGTTCATTTTGTTGTCCTCCGATTACTTCTGCGCTTGCAGATATAGTTTTGTTAAACGCTCAACGGCTTGGTCTTTTGATAGTGTGATACCAAGTTCGTCACTCATTACTAAGCGTACTTCTTCAACCAACTGTGTAGTTGTTTTTGTTTCTGTCTTATTAAACATGATGTTGTCCTCCACAGACTATTATATATCTAATGATGGCAGTGCTGCGATTGCCGCGTCCACTGCACGTTTGGTTTCGGCACGGAAGTAGTCGTCCTCACGTAGTGCGTCAGGTGTGACTCCGACCAGTGCTTCTTCTAGTTGATCTGCCATTGCTGTCATTTGAACAGAGTTAGTCACGTTACTAACACGTAGCAGTTCAATCATATCCATGACGTTTGAGACGAGTGTATCGCGGAAAACTTTTTTGTTCTCCTTGTCGGCGTAGTCGAGTTTCTCCGACATATTCTTCAACACTTTGTACAGACGTTCCCACACGTCATTCATTGCCTGTTTTGCTTTCTCCTCATAATAGTTGACATAGCTAGATTGCAGTTCGGCGATAGCCTCTTTCGGCAAGTCCACTCGGAAGTCGCCGCTCTCAGGCAGAGGTGCGTATGAAATCACACATTTGAATTTCTGACGCAGTTCATCCACTGTCGGATAGTCTTTGTCGTTGTACATATCGCCAAGATGTACTTGGGCTTCGGCGATACTCAGATTGTAATCATCTAGAAACGTATCTACGAGAATGTAGAACTTGTTTTGCAGTGCAGTCACTTCGTTGTGGTATTTCATGTACTGCGCTGTCGGTAACAGCCTCGCGCCTTTATCAGCCCAAGGCATTGTCATGTGCGTATGCAACCGATGTATTGCCGATGCATGTTCGATGATAGCTTTGAGTGCGTCACTGTTTGGTAGCAGCTTCTTATGTACGTTAGCTGCGCCACGCTCTGCGCCGTTTGATGCCACGATGTCGTTTGACGCTTTCTTGTCAAACTTGCGACCCTCCCACTTTGAGATGTTCACAGTCACAAGCATTGCACTTGACGAAAGCGTTGCGGTGTTGTTAGCCAACTGACTAACGGTTGTATCGATGTTGTTAATAGCGTTCATTGTTTTCTCCATTGCTATTTTTTAATTTCATTAGTTATAAACTCGTCTGTCATTTCTTGAACTAGACGGTCTAGGTGGTCTACAGCAGCCCACGCTTTACACGCGGGACACTCAGGTTCGCACTCAGGGCAACGTGTACCCATGTAGTATTCTACGAACTCTTTTATATTGCGTATGCTTTGAGGCATTTCGGACAGGTGTCCTATCTGCTCCCAAGTCAAATCAAACTGCTCTATTAATTTATTAGTCATCATTATCCTCACGAACTGCCTCCCAAGATACTTTTCGAGCAGTCATGTACTCAGATAAAGGTTCCGCCTCCGCCACTACATATGCTTTTTCAAATACGTTGTAGCGGCAGTCATGCACGATTAGCGTGTCACCTATTTCTAGTACCTCTACATAATCGTCTTCCCCTCGCTTAGTCGCGTGGTCTAGCGCAGCTTGAAGTGTAGAGAACTTACCTACACAATCTCCCATACCGCCGCATGGGTAAAATTCTGGGTTCATAAATAATAAAAAAGTTTCACCCATTAAAAATCCCCCTCTGCTACTTGGAAACAAGTGAGACCGTTATGTCTCCACATGTGAACCACTTGGTCTCGGTCATCTAAAACGAACAGTACACGCTCTTTATCTATGTACTTGTCGAGTATCTCTTGTTTAACAATGTCATCACGACGAAAGTCTCCATCCTGACGCATGTACAGTTTGTATTCGTCTAACTCTGGGTCAAACATGTATTCGTCTGCGCGGTGCAACCACTCAACAGTGTCGGCACGACAACGCTCTGGTCTGCCAGAACAGAAAATAATTTCGCGGCGACTGCCACGTGTGCATCCGCAGTTACCTTGGGTCATTTCTTGCAACACACGCAATACAGGCACGTTTACTTTATCGTCTGGAACACCTGCAAAGAATGCGTCCCAATCTTTGCGTGGATAAGTTATGTTACCGTCCGATGTAACATACGGTAATCCTTGTATTACTTGCACAAAGTGCAATCGGTGATCGATGTTGCACAGCGTACCGTCTAGATCGCATATGATTATATCTTTTTTCATTGTTGTTCTCCTTGTGTTAGCCGTGTGACTAACGGCTTTTTTGATTTAGATGTTTCAGTTCTTCGCGGTTTGTGATCCGCGTGTAGTGTCCCTTCGGCGTGGGTACGATACACCAACCCAATCTCTCTTCTTGTGCGTGTGTGTCTCCACACGACAGACAATGTGGGTAGCCTAGTTCGGCTCGTTTATCTGGAAACCAATCTCCACATTCTATGCAGTAACTCATGCTACTTCTCCTTCGATTACGTCTGCGTCTGGGTCACCCCAATGCTCGAATTGCTCGGCAATACTCTTGATGTGATATGCGTGAGCAACTTGCTCGGCTGTGATACCACGTGAATATGCGTGACCGCTTGGCGTGGTGGCTTGGGGGTTCACACTGTGAAGATTACCAGACTCGTCTGTGATTGCGAAAGGCCATGTGTCGGCAAACCCAACAACACGTTCGGCAGTGACTACGATAACGTCACCAGTGTTGATCTCGTCGTTGCATTGACAGGCATTGTACGCTTCGCCAGTGCTTGTGAATAGGTGTGCTTTTAGTCCGTTCGGGCTTACTAGAATTTCGTGTGCCATTGTTTTCATCCTTGGTTTTTGAGTTGTGTTAGTCGGGTGACTAACGGTTGATTTTAGTTGTCTGACCATCTGGCGCAGACGTGAGGGTTGCGAGTGTCAACAGCTTTGTATGTTGACTTGGGATCGTAGCTTGCAGGCATACGATCAGTACGCCAACGCATACCTGTCTGGTAAACGCGAGGCGCACCGTTTTCGGCGATGTATGCGGCAACAAGGTCGCTGATGCTTTGCCAGTTGTCGCTGTCGCGGTTGGTGTTAGTTGATTGACTAACCATGTTGTCTCCGATTGTTATGTTACGTATTCTTATTTGTTTGTACTTATACTATAGCATATATACGTGTCTATGTCAAGGTTTGGAGAAAACTACTTTTTTAAACTCATACCTAACTAAACGCTGTATGTTACCTATTTGTGTGTTTAAACGTGGTTATTTGTGGGGGAATTTGCACTGGTCGTGGGTGGGGTGGTTGCGTTAGTCGGGTGGCTAACTGCCTGTAAATAAAGCAATGTTTCCTTGTTACTTTTTGGTTTCGTGCTGTGTTACCTGTTAAGTTACTGAAAACAAAGGAATGTTACCATGTTACTTTTTTGTGGGGCTTTGACGAGGGTTTTGGGGATGCTTGATGGAATCGCAAAAAGAGGGTCGAACAGAAATGTTCTCAAGTAATTATTTTAAGGAAACATAGGAAACATTGGTAACAATCGTTTAAAAACAACAACTTAAAAAGAAACAATTTGCAGACCAAAAAGAAACAAGGAAACAATCTTTTAAAAACAATAACTTGCGTATTGCTGATCGAAAACTGGCATCGATCTGCGGGTGTTAGTCACCTGACTAACTGTGTGTGTACTTGTCTATGCGTAGTTATGCGTGGCTAGGCGTTAGTTATCTGACTAACCAACTTTCGTGCTGCTGATCGGGAACTGGTATAATATACGTGTCTCTGTGTGTGGATGTTCGTGCTGCTGATCGGGAACTGGTATAATTTATTATGCCGAAAGCATTGTGAGAAAGCGCCAAAATTTAGGCACAAAAAAAGCCCCGAAGCCGAAGCCTCGGGGCGATGTAGTTATTTCTGGATCAGATGATCTTTTGCAGTTTCAAGTCCGAGAAGGATTGAAACGATATCCAAATCCGCAATGCTTTCATCCTTTTCAGGATTAAGCTTTTTGCAATGCGCGATTGCCGCGTCGATCTTTTTGGCAAGCAATGTGAATTGATCGCTTGTGGCGCGAGGGCCGCGCTTCTCAGCATCGCTTGCGCGCTTTAACTTGGCGTGCAGGTTTTTAGGTAAGTCCTGCATCCATTGCTGCCATGTTTGTTTGGTGCGGTTAACCTCGGTCATTTTGCCTTTGAACATCACCGTGAAAGCGCGTTCCGCTTTACCTTTGAACTCATCGTTGCGGATGAAATCCAATATCGCTTGCGGATCAGCTGCATTGATTGGCAGCAACATACTGTCGCGTACAAAGTTGAACACGTTGACATGATCGCCGTCGATTGCACCCATTTTACCGTTAGGTGACTTGAGGTATTCAGTCTTAATCCCGCGATCTGCGAGAATAGTGGTAACCTTTTGCCAACCAGTTGATGCAGCATCTGCCGCGATATCCGCGTTGAATTGCAATTTATATGCCTCAGTCAAAACCTTTGTTTCTGCTTTTGACATGTCAGCGAAAGTTGAATTTTTAATAGCCATTGTTTTATCCTTTCAATGGTTCGGCGCGAAACCCCGTGTTTCGCCGTCCCGATGAATTACTTATAGCAAGCTATTGTTAGTCGCGCGACTAACACAGACGCGTTTACATATTATTCACCATGTTTTACCATGTTTCACGCGCCTAGCGTTAGTCAGCTGACTAACACCTTGACCCCCACCTACCCCCATCCCCCCTGTGAGCGCGGCATTACACACAACTATATAAATACTATTCTGCGCAAAAATTTTCATTTTCCGGCTATTTCTTCGCCAAGCCCATAAATATCCCGGGTTTTCGTTTGAAGAAGAGTACGGGTTAGCAGGATTCGGTGGTACCCCCCACCTTTTTTCGGCGCACTAAGTACCCCCACCCCCCTTCATATTCAAAAATTGGCATAGGAGTCCCAGATTGATATATGCGAAAAATTTTTTATAATAGAGCAAACAAGGTGGGTAACATGACATTACATATCGAACCAGAACCCGATGTGCCGATGAGCAACGCAAAGATTCAGCATGAGCTTGATGACTTGGCTGACAAAACGGCGGCTGCTACCGAAACGGTTAACTTTTTATCTGAGTACGGACTGCAAATAGACGTGAATACTGAAGCGCAAGACACCGCCGCTGCACTGACAACGGCCTATGCCGAAGACCCAAAGAAGACTTCTGCGGTTGCAACGACCAAGCGGGTAGCACGGATGACCCCCGCCGAGATCATTTTGGCGAATGATATGCTCAAGAAGTTTAGCCATAAGGTTGTGGACAACGCTGCAGACGTGCGTAACTTCGTAACAAACAAACTGATACTTGAAAGTGACAATGCTGATTCGCGGATACGCATACGGGCATTGGAGTTGCTAGGTAAGATTGGAGAGGTTGGGCTGTTCGCAGAGCGTACAGAAGTGACCGTCACCCACCAGTCTACAGATGAGCTACGAGAACAACTACGTCAGAAACTCGCAAACATGGTAGAGATCGTAGACGATGCCGAATACGAAGATGTAACAGACGATGGCCCCATAGACGTGGACAAAGAGCTTGGACTTACAGACATCTAAACCCTCAAAAGGTAAGCCAATAAAGCTGACCAGAGCCGAATATGAAGAAATGTTGGCTATGCTAGATGAATCTAGTGATGGTTCACTGGTTACTCTTGATAGCATGGTGCGGCGGCTTGAAGAAGAAAGCGAGCTGGAGAAGTCACGGGACGATCTTATAGAGTTCTGTAAGCGGATGCAGCCTGACTACAAGGTGGGCCGACACCATCGCATACTGGCGGATCAGCTTATGGCGTTGGAAAGTGGGGCCAAAGACCGTGTGTGCGTCAACATACCCCCACGTCACGGTAAATCGCAGCTCGTGTCTATATTCTACCCAGCTTGGTTCCTTGGGCGGAATCCCGGCAAAAAGGTTATGATGGTGTCCCACACCACAGACCTCGCGGTGGACTTCGGGCGGAAAGTTCGTAACCTGATCGCTACAGACGCATACGCAGACATATTCCCAGAAGTTAGTCTAGCGGTAGACAGTAAGTCGGCAGGTAGGTGGAACACAAACTTTGGGGGTGAGTATTTTGCGTGTGGTATTGGGTCTGCACTTGCAGGTCGTGGTGCTGATTTGTTGCTTGTTGACGATCCTCACTCTGAGCAAGATGTTATTAACGGAAACTTCTCTGTGTTCGAGAAAGCATACGAGTGGTTCACCTTCGGCGCACGTACTCGCCTTATGCCGGGTGGTCGGGTTGCCATAGTCCAAACACGTTGGCACATGGACGACCTTACCGGGCGCGTAACTAACGATATGGTCAAGAATGACATGGCTGACCAGTACGAGATCGTGGAGTTCCCTGCGATTCTTGACGCAGATGACGAGAATGGGAAGCCAATAAAGAAGCCATTGTGGCCTGAGTTCTTTGATTTGGCTGCTCTAGAGCGTACAAAAGCCTCTATGCCTGCATTTCAGTGGAATGCGCAGTATCAACAACAGCCTACAGCCGAAGAAGCATCCATAATTAAGCGAGAATGGTGGGGACTTTGGCCCCATGACAGCCCTCCGCCTGTAGAATACGTGATTATGTCCCACGACGCA